AATCGTAAGGCACTAGGTATGTCACACATCACACGGGATGACGCCAAGACATTTATCTATGCCTTTCTTCTGGGGGCAGGCACAGGCAAGGTGGCGCAGATACTGCGTGTCAATCAGCGTGAGGCAGCCCAAGCTGTAGAAAATTTTATGCAGTCCATTCAAGGTTTAGCTAACCTAAAGAAAAAGATTGTACCTCATGTAGCCAAGAGAGGTTGGTTCAAAGGATTAGATGGGCGTAAGGTTATCGTACCGTCAGAGCATAAGACATTGGCAGGTATGCTACAGAATGGTGAGTCTGTCATTATGAAACACGCAGCCCTTCAGTGGGTACGTCAAGCTAAGGCTGTTGGCATAGACTTTAAGCTGGTAACATGGCCCCATGATGAGTGGCAGACTGAGGTGTGTGGCACAATAGACACAGCTGAGAATTTAGGTAAGCTACAACGTCAATCAATAGTTGACACAGGTATTAAGTTTGATATGTCTTGTCCACTAGCAGGTTCAACAGACATAGGACGCAACTGGAAGGATACTCACTAACATGTTCGCATATTTTATTGCACTATCACCTGCAATTTTTGTATTGACATATAAATTTTATGTCTATATGGTAATCAGATCAACAGCTAATATAGGAGAATAACAATGGCTGACGGTAAGAAAACTAAGTACGGTGTCTTCGAAGGTTCTTTATACTACGCCCGTGTATTTGATGACAACATGGATTCATCAGACTACCATGTTAGTACTCAAGGACAATTCAATGTGATGTTTGTACCTAAGGATAGCGAAGAAGTTAACCGCATGGTAGGCATGGGTTTCCCTGAGACAGCAATGGGTAATCAAATGATTAAGCCTATTGATGCAGCTGATGGTAAGGTAGGTATGAAACTTAAGCGTCCTAACGTACACCCATCTGGTATTGATGACTTTGGTGGAGCGCCTGCTATAACTAAGGGTACTACTACATCTAAGTGGGACTTCGTTGAAGACGGTGCCTTAGGTAACGGCACTACTGCTAAGGTTAAGCTTTCTATCTATGGTGAGGGTTCAACAGCATCAGTACGATTAGAGAAGATTGGTATCCTTGACCACGTACCATACGAAGAGATGGCCTCAGCTGAGGATCGTTGGTAGTCTAAACTTAGAGGGGGGCTTCTGGCTCCCCTTACTTTCATACAAAATTCATTGGAGTTAAGTTAAATGATTGAGTTAGAGATGTGGGCCATAAAGGACACTGAGAAAAACACTCTGGTGATAACTAAGTTTGGCAGGTCTTTTTGGAAACGTAAGATGAACCCCAGAGGTGTAAATATAGTAGGATATAGCGGATACAAGAAAGATGTAGATGCTGGGTCATTAGATATGTTGAAACCTATTAGGGTTAAAGTGGTGGAGATTGCAGATGATTGAAGCAACATACCTAGACCACATGGGTACTGACTTGTCGGTAGTTAATGCAGCAAGGGTTAGCTTCAACAAGACAAGCAACTGGGAGCTTACTGATTGGCGTGACAGTGATGACTACGCTAGAAAAGAAGTACTAAGTGAGGCTGACACCAAGCTAATCAACTACCTAGCCAAGCATAAACATACCTCACCCTTTGGTCATTGCTTTGCATCCTTCCACATAAAGGCACCTGTGTTTGTAGCACGACAGCTAGTCAAGCATAAGTTTCTGCGCTGGAATGAGATCAGTCGTAGATACGTGAGCGATAAACCAGAGTTTTATAGCCCAGAGGTATGGCGTAGTAAAGCACAGGATAAGAAGCAAGGCAGTGGCCCAGCTTTAGAAGATCAAAAAGATATACACATTGCTACAACACAACGTATAGTTGCCATGTTGTATGGGAGCCTGTTAGAGAAGGGTGTATGCGAAGAGCAAGCAAGAATGGTGTTGCCACAAAACACTATGACTGAGTGGTACTGGTCAGGTAGTCTTGATGCCTTCGCTGATATGTGCAATCTTAGGTGTGCAGGTGACACGCAACTAGAGACTAGGCTAGTAGCTAATGGTATATGTAACAGTATGAAGGAGTTATTCCCTGTGTCATGGTTTGCATTAAGGTTGGAGAAATAAGTATGAGTATGAGTGGTGAGATAGAGAACACTGAACGTGAGATAATAGCAGCTAAGAAACACTTAGACAACTTGAAGAAAAGACTATTTGATTTACAAGAATCTGCTCAATTTCTCAGAAAATTTACAGCCAATGAGCGTCAGGCAGCAATAGAAAGAGCTAGGTTAAATGGAAAATAATAAACAAGTGCTAGTAGATGGTGACCCCTTCGCCTATCGTGCAGCTTTTTCCTGTGAGAATGATTCAGTAGAGGATGCCCTTGACAAGTTAGATGACATTCTCTGGCAGTCTCTTAATGAAATTATGTGGGAGGTTGACGCCAGTAACTTCGCAGTCTTTCTTACAGGTAAGGGTAACTTCAGGTATGACGTAGCCATCACGCATGACTACAAAGGTAATCGTAAAGGCGTTGAGAAACCACAACATCTACAGGATATACGTAAGCACATGATAGATAACTGGGATGCTATTGTATCTAAGGGTGAAGAGGCTGACGATCTGTGTGGTATATGGGCTACCAACTATGGTAAGGATGCTATCGTTGTGTCAATAGATAAGGACATGCTTCAGATACCATGCTCACATTACAACCCCAACAAACGTACTATGGTAGAGGTAGGTGAGTTTGAAGGCTTACGTTTCTTTTACAATCAGATACTGACAGGTGACAAGGCTGACAACATCATTGGTCTGTATGGTATAGGCCCAGTGAAGGCAACTAAGATTCTGGCTGAGTGTACAACTGAAGCTCAGATGTATGAGGAATGCTTACACGCATACAATGGAGAAGAGGCAAGGGTCATTGAGAATGCCAGATTATTGTGGCTACGTAGGTATGTAGGACAAACATGGGAGCCACCTAAATGCGATTCAGGTCAGGATTAGAAAGTAGGACAGCTGCTTGGTTAAAGTTACGTAAGGTTAAGTTTAAGTATGAAGAGTCAAGGATACCTTACAGTGTAGCAGAGGTTCGTCATTACACCCCTGACTTTCAGTTACCTAATGGCATATACATTGAGACAAAAGGACGCTTCATTCCGTCTGACAGAAAGAAACATTTATTAATTAATAAACAGTATCCAGAGCTTGACATTCGATTTGTTTTCAGTAATCCTAAGGCCAAGATCAGGAAAGGATCGAAGACATCCTACTCTGATTGGTGCGACAAACATAAGTTCTTGTACGCACAAGAGTTTATTCCTGTAGAGTGGATTAAGGAAAAGAAAAAATGATCTTAAAAATACACAGTGTTATAGAAGGTCCTTACCAAGACGATGATTATGACGAAAGCTTTTGTTATAACCTTTGCCTTGTAGAGACAGAACAAGGTACTCTTGAACACCAAGAGTTAGAGTTAGATAACTTTAATGCTGCATACGAAATGGTCCAACACTTTACTAAGTCCATTGATCCTCTCGTAATAGACTTTGGTGATGAAGGAAATTAAAAAGGTGGTTGACAATGTTTGATTTAGAAAGTAAGATTCGTGCTCTGGTTGATAACTATGGACTCCATCTTCTCCTTGAACAAAACGAAATCAGTGAAGGTTTTGTCATTAGATATTTAGTTGATGAGAATATGATAGATGTTAATGAGTACTTTAATTTAGATGCTGAGATAGCGGAATGGAAGAGGATAGAGGAATGATTACACAAGAAGACATCGAGTCTTTCAGCATTGTTAATGTGTCACCAATGGAATACTCCTACTGGGTAGAGAGTATGATCGTTACTGAAGGTGACACACGACTAGTAGAGAACACCCTTGGATTAGTCGGTGAGGCTGGTGAGGTAGCAGAAAAGATTAAGAAGTATCTACGTGACAACACTAAGGTAAGTCAGAAGGATATTGTCAAGGAGTTAGGTGACGTTATCTTCTACGCTACAGCATTGGCTAACTACTTCTACAGCAACTTACCTGAGGTGATAGAATATAACATGGACAAACTAAACAGCCGTGCTAAACGTGGTGTCATCAAGGGATCAGGAGATAACAGATGAAACAAAGATGGGTTAACAATATCTTCGTAAGGTTTATGAGGTACTGTGTCTTGTGGTCAGAACATAGACACGCAATCAAGATACTAAACAAACTGTCTGATAGAGAGCTTAAGGACATAGGACTAAGCAGGGTAGACATTGATCGTATGGTGTGGTTAAAAGAAGATAAAGATAATAGTGGGCGGGAAACAAAATGAGCAGCAACTACTTACCAACCGATTACCAATCCTTTATCCACAAGTCACGGTATGCCCGTTGGTTGGACAAAGAAGGTAGGCGTGAGACATGGGGTGAAACAGTATCTCGTTACATGGAGAACATTGTATTACCTAACGCAGGTAATAGTTCTTACATCAGAGAGATTGAGCAGGCCATCTTGTCATTAGATGTCATGCCTAGTATGAGAGCCTTGATGACAGCTGGTCCAGCTATGGCACGAGACAATACAGCTGGGTACAACTGTTCATACCTACCAGTAGATGACATGAAAGCTTTTGATGAGGCTATGTTTATCTTGCTATGTGGTACTGGTGTTGGGTTCTCAGTAGAGCGACAGTCAGTTAACAAACTACCAGATATTCCTGAGTTGTCTGATAGTGATATAGTTATTGTTGTTAAAGACAGCAAGGAAGGTTGGGCCAAGTCCCTTCGTACTCTCATCTCATTACTCTATGCTGGTGAGATACCTAAGTGGGATGTGTCTCTTGTTCGTCCAGCTGGTGCTAAGCTTAAGACATTCGGTGGTAGAGCATCAGGCCCAGCACCCTTGGTTGAACTGTTTGACTTTGTTATTAAGACATTCAAGGACGCACAGAACCGTAAGCTGTCATCCCTTGAGTGTCACGACATTATGTGTAAGATTGGTGAGGTAGTAGTTGTTGGTGGTGTCCGCCGTAGTGCTATGATCTCCCTGAGTAATCTCTCAGATGATCGTATGCGTCACGCTAAGTCAGGTGCATGGTGGGAGAATAACAAGCAACGTGCCTTGGCTAACAACTCTGTATCGTATACTGAGAAGCCTGATAGCTTATCATTCATGCGTGAGTGGATGGCATTGGTTGAGTC